CCCCGCCATTTCTTTTCCTGGTGCGTCACCGTGGGCGGCTTCATTGGCATAAAAAACTCTATTCTCATTGCTTTACCTCACTAAAGTCCTATTTTTTATTCTCGCGCGGCTGTACTGGGCGGGTGTCCCCTCCCGTGTGTGGGGGCGCTTTTATAGCCCCCCACACGTAAGGGTGGGCACCCGTACAGAGGGCTTGCCCGACGTAGTATGTTTATACGTAGTATAAGGGTGGCGGGCAAGGTACTTGCCCGGCTATGATTTTAGGTGCAAGGAATTTGCCCGCCCGTGCCCTTGACCTAGGTGCTGTGAAACTGCCCGTTACCACTCTTTTTCAGATTCCGGGCAAATTCTTCCTGAGTTTTTGTCGATGACATAGCCAATACTCTTCAGGGAATTTCGCACCGTTTTCTCTGCCGGGTAATCTTCACCAACGGCTTCCGCGTTCTGCTTGATCTCCTCAAAAAGTTCCTTCACGGTGGGATAAACATCATCATGGGAAAAGCGGAAGCTCTCAATAGCGAGGCTGTACTTATGCTGCTTGGTTTTGCGCTGCTTCTCGGCCTGTTTCTTCCTGGCGTCCATTCCCCGCTGATAAGGCTTTACCTCCCCCTCCGGGTCGATGTCGGCCAGGACGCCGCTGTCATCGCCGCGGTGAATGGGGTAATCGAACCAAAGGTTGACCGGGGGAAACTTGGGAAACTCCCGCAGGGTCCCCTCAATGCGCCACGCTGTCAGGCTCCCAGCGGCCCGTCTTGCGGCCTCCGCAGCCTTTGCCGCATTTTCATATTGCCGGTCGCTTAAAAGGCTCCTGGCCGCCTCCAGCGCGGCCTTCTCGGTGCAAAGGTCATCCTGGGACGCCTCCTCCAGCTTACCCGCCCGCTGGAGGGTGGCAGCAACGGCGTGGCCGACCGCTTTGTTAACCTCCTGCTTGCGGAGTTCTTCGCTGACCGGCAGTTCAATCAGGTCCAGGAGCGCGTCCGGGTCGCGGGCGAACACCCCGGAGCCGCTGGCCCGGTCCATGGATCGCTTGCCTCCCTGGCTGCCCTTGGAATGGTGGTGGCAGTAGATCACGGCGCAGCCCAGCTCAGTACACACCTTGTCGAACTGGTTGCAGAAGTTCGCCATCTGGTCGGCGCTGTTCTCGTCGCCGGTGATGACCTTATAGATGGGGTCAATAACAATGGCAATGTAATCCTTTTTCTTCGCCCGGCGGATCAGCTTTGGCGCCAGCTTGTCCATTGGCACAGAGCGGCCCCGGAGGTTCCAGACATCAATCTTGTCCAGGTTCTGGGGCGTGCGCCCCAGGGCCGCATACACATCCTTGAAGCGGTGGAGGCAGGAGGGCCGGTCCAGCTCCAGGTTGACATAGAGCACCCGCCCCTGGGTACAGGAGAAGCCCAGCCACGGGCCTCCCTCGGCGATGGCGCAGCACAGCTCAATGAGGGAGTAGCTTTTGCCGGCCTTGCTGGGTCCGGCCAGGAGCATTTTATGGCCCTGCCGGAGGACGCCGGCAATCAGGGGCGGCGCCAGCTCGGGCAGGTTGTCCCAAACTGCTGCCATGCTCTCAGGGTCTGGCATATCATCGGTGACGCTGTCCATCCAGTCCCGCCACTCGCTCCAGGATGCTTTCCCGATGTTGGACGACAAAAGGAACTGCTTTTTGCCCCTTCGCATAACGCCGGGGAGCCGGGACAGCCGGGAGGGGTTGCGGTTCTGCCGGTCTACCTTCAGGCCGTTCTTCTCACACACCGCATAGAGGTAGTCCACGCGGGAGCGGTATTCCTCAAAGGAGCCGGCCTCAATCCTCACAATGGCATGGATGCTCTTGCCGCCGGAGGAAACCAGGGCGGCCACCGGCAACTCCAGCTCCCGGATCATGGCGTGCTGCTCCTCCAGGTTCATCTCGTCAGACTCTACCAGGGCATAGCGAAAAGCGGTCACATTCTCGTTTTTTACGCCCTTGCCATCCAGAGGGTTAAAGCGAATCCACGCTCCCACGTCAGGGTCACTGTCGCCCAACACTGCCCCGATGTCGTCTTTGCAGGTGCGCAGGGCGTCAATCAACTGGCCGGCGGTCCGGTCATAATTTCCCCTGGATGGCACCTGCCGTCCGTCTTCCCCTTTGAAGGTCTCAGTCACATACCCGACGTATTCGGATGGGTCAAAGAGAACCGTCAAATAAGTAATGAGGTCTTTCGCGGGATGCCAGTCTGTGGGCTCCTGGACCTCTTTGCCCTCCAGCCATGCGCGGTCCACGATGGCGCCGCCGTCGTCCCTGGTGTTGATGGTGTCCTCCCAATCCAACATGTGGCCGGGGGCGCTCTCCTGAGTGGGCCGCCAGCCGCGGTCCAGGGCCATCTTGAATACCGTGCCGGCGGCCACAGGTGTACCGCCGGACGCGCCGTGAAAGGTTTCCCACTTCCGCAGGCACTCGCCCGCATGATAGCGCGCCGGGTCGCGGCGGCTCCAATCTTCCCAGAAGGAGGCGGGACACCCCGCCTCCTTCAGCCCCATACCCACAGTCAGCCACTCCTGGTAATTCAGGCCGGCCGGGTCAATATGTTCCAATGCCTCCAGGGGATCCAGCCCCTTGCCGATACTATCCATACTATCCTCCCATGCTCACCGGGACATAGGCCGACGGGGTTACGCCGGCTGGGATCTTCCACCCCTGGGACGCGATGCGGTCAATCATATGGCTGGCCTCTTCAAATCGCCATTGCCCCACATGGCGGAAGCCTCTCTGCTCCAGGCAGCGGATCTGCTTCGGAGTTGTAAGCCCCTCCGAGCGCCGCTTCGCCAGGCGATCCAGGAGCAGGGACGCTTTCCCGGCGCACTCGATTTCGTCCGGACGGATCCCCCACTTTTCCAGGCTCTGCACCTGCTTATCAGACGGCGGGGACATCTCCCATCCAAACGACGGGACATATCCGGCGAGGTCTTCGGCCTGGATACTCATCTCAAATTGCAGGGGATCCACCAGCTTCCGCTTGCGGCTCCTCATCTCCGCCAGCTGCTTCGCAAGGGCCTCTTCCCGCTGGGCCACCACGTCGGACTCGGCCCTCTCCTCGGCCTCCTCAATGTCTACGGGGCAGCCGGCGGCGTCCTCCAGGGCCTCCGTCATCCGCTGTGCGACCTCCGGGCTCTCGCAGATCAGGCTCGCCGGGTGGCACAGCTCATGGCGCTCCGTGTGCCACAGGAAATCCAGCAAGAGCAGGTGGTCCTTCCCCGGGGCTATCCTGGTCCCCCGCCCCACCATCTGGCAGTACAGGGAGCGTATTTTGGTGGGCCGCAGGACAACCACGCAGTCAACGGAAGGGCAGTCCCATCCCTCTGTCAGCAGCATGGAGTTGCAGAGCACGTTATACTTCCCGTCGTTGAAGTCCCGAAGCACTTCCGCACGGTCTTCACTGCTGCCGTTGACCTCGGCGGCCCGGAACCCCTCTTGCTCCAGAATTGCGCGGAATTTCTGAGAAGTCCGCACCAGCGGGAGGAATACCACGGTCTTCCGCTCGGCGCAGTAGTTCTTCATTTCCGCGGCGATCTGGTACAAGTATGGGTCAAGTGCTGTGTCAAGGTCACTGTTTTTGAAGTCCCCTGCCTGAACCCCCACGCCGGTCAGATCCAGCTTCAGCGGGATAGTTACCGCCTTGATGGGGCTCAAATAGCCCTCTTTGATGGCGCGCGGCAGGGAGTATTCATAAGCCAGATGCTCAAAATACTGGCCCAGATTACGCATATCCCCACGGTCGGGGGTTGCGGTTACCCCCAGGACCTTTGCCGCGGGGAAATGCTCTAAGACTCTCTGGTAGCTGTCAGCCAAGACATGGTGGGCTTCATCCACCACTATCGCGTTGAAAAAATCGGTGGGGAACTGCTGGAGGCGCTTCTCCCGCATGAGGGTTTGCACGGATCCGACGGTCACCCGGTACCAGCTGTCCAGGCAGGACTCCTCCGCCTTTTCTACCGCGCAGCGCAGCCCTGTGGCGGTCAGCAGCTTGTCTGCCGCCTGTTCCAGCAGTTCGCCCCGGTGCGCCAGGATCAGGCACCGCCCGCCCTGGCGCACCATGTCCTCCACAATCTTGCAGAACACGATTGTCTTCCCGCACCCGGTGGGCAGAACCAGGAGCGTTTTCATGAAGCCGTCAGCCCAATCCTGTTCGACCGCCGTCCTGGCCTCCTGTTGGTATGGACGCAGTTCCATCAGAACCTACCAGCATCCCAGGAGGCGGCCGCCCCCGCGCCCTGCCCAGGCGCCGGCTGGCTGTCCACCTGCTTTTCCGAGATGTCCGGGGCCTCCTCCGGGTCATAAAATTCTGTGATCTCATTCCCTTCATGTTCCTTGCCGTCGTTGCCCATCCATTTGCGTGTCCCCACATGGCAGGTGCCGATGGCACCCGGCACAAGGCTCCAGTTCATCCGGATCGCCTCACCGTGGCGGCGCTGGCCAATCGCGGTGAAGAACTGGCACAGCTTCCACTCGAAGCGGCTGAACAGGAACAGGTTGGTCTGGACGGTTCCGCTGTGAGCGCCGTCATTCACTGAGAGCGTCAGGATCGCCTTGTTGCAGGGCGGGATCTTTTCACTGCCGCTATGCCGGCCCCGCTCAAATTTCTCCACACGGAAGCGGTAGTCACCCTCCGGCAAGACCTCAAATGGGGTGCTGTCATTTTGGATTTCGTCATCCCAGCCAAATTCACGGAAAGAAGAATCATATTCGCTCATTTTCTCAAGCTCCTTTTTGATTTGATAAGTAAGGGGAGCTGCCGGCTCCGGCAGTCCCCCTGCAACGTGAAGTTAAAACGGCAGGGGCGCCCGGTTCTTTTCGATCCACTCGTGCACCTGCCTCCAGGCCCCGATCAGCACCCCCTTGATAAAATCATCGGGATAATCCTCTATGGGCATATCCTCGGGGAAATACCCCTTCGCGGCGACCGCGGCCTTGACCTCATAGTCCAATACACCTCCCTGTTCCATCAAATCCTGTAAGGCTTTCAGGGTTGACGTTTTCGCCTTGAGCTCCTGTGCGTTGTCCGTTTGGGGCGCTGGCTGTTCCGGTGCCGTGGGAGAGGTGTCCGCGGGGTTGGGCGCAGCTTCCGCAGGCGGAGCGGGTGCGGGAGCCGGGGCAGTGGTGGGGGCGGAGACAGCGGCCGCGTCAAAATATGGAGCCAATGGAGCGAACTCCAAAGGCAGCTCCTCCGGAAGGCCCAGCCGGTTCTTTGCGTCCCAGCAGGGATGATGGGTTGTGAACATGACGCGCCGGCCGCCCTGGGGCTTGAACTTCTTCCCCTTGTCGTCGACCGCTACGGACAAGGTCTTATAGTTTGCGAACAGGAGCAGGTCGGCCCACTCCTTGACCAGGGCGGCCGTCTTCTTTTGCAGCTTCAGCTCCCACCGGTCATACGCACCCATCTCGTCCGGCTGTTCAAATTTCCGCATCATAGCGTGGGCCGTCAGCACCACGTGGATGCCGTTGTCCACGGCCTCCTCCAGGAGGTTCAGGAGCCGCCCGAACTCCTCGGCCACATAGACGTAGCCCTTGCCGTATCCCATGTCTTCAATCCCGGAGATGCGCTTGCTGTCACAGATACTGGTGATGCACAGCTGCTCCGCCCAGTCCGCCGTATCAATTACCAGTGTGGAGCACAAGCCAGGGTCTGCTTTGATGCAGCGGACCAGCTCCAGGAGCATGGCCCAGCTGGTGGGGCGCTCTGTCCTCTGCACGTCCATGTGCCGGGTGCTTCCCTCCGTGTCGATGAACAGGGACCGGGGGAACTTGGCGGCAAGGGTAGATTTCCCGATCCCTTCTGGGCCGTAAATCACAACCTTCATGGCTCCGCCCAGCTTACCCGGTATAATCTTTAACTGCCTCATTTAGAACTCACCCGCTTTCCATGCCGCGGAGGCCGGGGCAGGCCCCTTCTCCTTCACATATCCATCCTCGATGAGGATGCTGCACGTCCCATCCGTGGAGACTCTCGTGGCAATCCCCTGTAGGCCCTCGGACTCCATCCAGGCCCCGAACTCCCGAAGGGTATCAGGGTCCATCTGTTCCAGCTTGTCCAGGAGGACGAAGCCGCACTGTGGCTTGATGGCCCGCACGATGGCGGCGGATACCTTCAGTTGGTCGCTACCGCTCATGCAGTCCCAAGGCTTGCCCATGTAGACGAGCTCCCCGTCCTCCACGCTCAGCCCGGGAAGGGGGAGGTTTGCCCCCAGGAGAAGGTCGCGCTTCTTCTGGCGGATGTCCTCAATTTCGGAAGTCAGGGTATCATACTGGTTTTGGTAGTCTCTGGCTTCCTCTTCAGCGCGGGCCTTTTCCTGATTGGCGCGGACCTTGATGTTGATTGCCTCCACATTGCGGATATCGGCCTCCAGCTCCTCCGTAGATTCATCCAGAAGATCCAGAGCATCACGGCGCGCAATTTCACAGTCGCCACAAACGGCTTCATACTTCGCCTGCAGGTCATCCAGCTGCCGGCGCAGGCTGTCTCTCTGAGCCTCCAGCTGCGCGGCCCGCTGCCGCTTCCGCTGGTTCTCGCCGTTCCTGGCAAGGATGTCCTGCTGCCGTTGAATCAGATCATAGGCGGAAACCGGCTCCATTGGGGCCTCCGGGTATCCGGTGATCTCTTTGGCGTGCTTGGCTTTTTGGTCGGCAATCCGGCCAATCGCCAGACGGTCGTTGTAAAGGGAGTTCTCTTTCCGGTCCAACTCTGTGAGCTGATCCTCTACACCGATAACTTCCAGCAAGATTCCGGCCTTTTCCTTCGCACTTGCCTGCATGAATTTAGGCAGATCGAGCGCGAGCTGCTCCACAAATTCATTGAGCAGCTGCTGCCCGGCACGCCGCCCTTCCGTGTCCGTGACCTTTAGGTCGCTGTTCTTCCCTGTGCGCTCCACGACAAGACCGTTGGACAGCTTGACGCAAAGACGGGGCGGAATGGATGAACCTTCCCGTGCCGCCCGGGATGGGCGGTGGCGGTCTCCGCCCAGCGCCCAGGCGATCGCGTCCAGGACAGAGGTCTTCCCCTGGTTGTTCCGGCCGCCGATCACCGTAAGCCCGTTCTGTGTGGGGGTAATAGCGCATGCCCGGATGCGCTTCACATTCTCCAGCTCCAAGCTGGTGATTTTGACTGGTTCTGTTACAGGATTCATGATACTTCCTTTCTCAGCAGCTGAACGTTATAGAAACTGGCGGCGGCCTGGAAGCCCCGCAGGGTCAGGGCAGCCATTGTGCAGTCCCCGACGCCATATCCGTTGGAGTAACGCCCCGGATTGTTGGCGTCCAGTCTGCGGGCGTGTTCGACGGCGTCTTCCCCAAACAGCGCCGCCACCCGGAAGTATGGAACTTGATCCTCTGTGCCCATCAGTACGGCCTCCTGCTCAAACAGGCCCTTGACCTGCTCCTTGTTCAAAGGGCGGTTCATACTCGCACCCCATTTCTTTCCGCTTTTACGGCCCCCTGCTTCCATGCCTCATTGCACCAATACTGTACGCAAGCATAGAAATGTCTCAGTACGGGCTTTTCCAGCTCTTCCAGCTTGCCTTTTCGGGCGTAAAACTCGACGTGCTCTTTTAATATATCGATTGGTTCCTCGCCCTTCACGCCCGCGTCAAATTCCAAATTGAAAAGTTTGACATATACGTCCAGCAGCTCCCGCTGTAAAGCATTAAACTTGCAGCCCGCTCTTTCCTCTTGGTCGGCGATAAAAATCTCCACCGCAACAGGAAATGTAATCATGCTCTCACACCCTGGTACGGCTCCACATCGCCGTGGATGGTTGGCGCCGTTCCCAGCTTCTTGGGAAACTCCTCGGGGTTCCTTTGCCACAGAAGCCGCCCATCCTGGTCGTAGGAGGCCACAATTACGCCGAAGATACGCTTTGACACCATGCCGCAGTTCAGGCGCAGCTTGCCGCCTTCCCACATTGACTTATATCGAGTGCCCACCATCTGCCAGGGACCCCATACGCCCTGATACTCCTTATACATGACCATAGGGCCAGGCGCTCCGGGGAACGTGGCATAGCAGAGGCAGAGATCGGAGCTTCCGTCGCCGCCCTTGCTCCTATACCTGGGGGGCGCAGGCCGCCGGGTGAAATCTACCGCCACCCATCCGCCACCTACTACGTCCACGCCCTCCAAACAGTCACCAACGACCGGGAGAATGGCACACGGCCCAGCGTCGTCCATAATCGCCTCGATGGTCTCCACCGTAACCACTCCGGGCTTTATGGACCGCGGCGTAATGGAATCTGGAATTATGTAGCTGCTCATACTTGACAATCTCCTTTGAGCCCTCTACAATAAGGGCGGATCAACTTTTTTCTTTGGGCCGTTCGGTGTTCGCAGCACCGGCGGCCTCTCTTTTTTGCGCAAATTCACAAGCGCTTGTGAATTTGCGAGCCCCACGCACAGGGCCGCCGCAGCCACCAGCGCCAGCAGCAGGGGAATACACTCGGCGCAGATACAGGCCGCCAGGACGAGCACAGCGGCCAGGCGCTCCAAAGTGGCCCGCTTCATAAACTCACCACCTTCATACCCGGCTTGTACTGAAATCTTCTGATCTGAACGACTTCCGCGCGCTCAACCGGCTTGACCGCTTGAGCCGCCAGATACCTCTCCACTTCGTCCTCTTTGAAACGAATGCACCGCCCAACCCGGTATCCGGGAAGCCCGTTCGGCTTCGTAGTCAGTCGATAAATGGTGTAAATACTGACTCCGAAACGTTCGGCCAGATCCTGGGCCGTCAGCATTGATTTTTGGTTCATAGTGACTCCGCCCTTCTTATCCCATAAAGCCTGTTCTGCGATGCTCATTCCTTCTTGTAGACAACCGCATAGTTCTTCCCGTTGACCGTGATCGGGCTGGGCCTGCCGTGCGCCTCAATCCATGCCCGCACCTTCTCAACCACGCTCTCGGTATACTGGTAATCTACGCCGTCGTGCCCGTTGTTGCAGTAGGGAAGCCGTTCGCGCTCGTCCTCCGAGATGTCCAGCGCGGAGATAATTGCACCGATGGCCTGCGCATGGGGCACCTTGCCGCCGGATGCTTTGGAGTAGATGCCGAGCATTTCCGCGATGGTGCCCTTGTCATAGGTCTGCTTCATATTTTGGAAGGCCATGCGGGGGAGGTGAATCCCATCCTCGGAATAGAAATCGCTGAGAGCCATCGCCTGATACTCCGGCTTGGTGCCTGCCCGGTCATAGAGCTTTTGAAGGAAACTCGCCGCCCGGTTCTTGGCATTGAGCAGCATCGCCGTGGCCCGTTTGTCGGCGGCGGCCAGCTCCTCCGGGGTCTTACCGTTCTTTGCGGTCTTTCCGCCGATAGCGGCCTTCTCGCGCTCCTCCATGATATTGAAGCGGGTTACATACAGGGCAGTGAACTTCGTCCCCTTCTCGCCGGTGAGCTTGTTGGCGATGAACTCACAACCCTTCTTGGTAACGAGGAAGCAAGGGAGTTCCCGACCGGTGCTATCGGTATAAGTACTGGGGATGAAAAATTCGCTCGGCTCAATTTTGAGCTCAGCCGCACTCAGCCCAACTTTGGGCTCAGTGCCCTGTTTCATGTTTTCGATATACCCATTGATGTCTCGAAGAAGATGCTTGTGCTGTTTGCCTACCATCTCAGCCACTTCGCGGCTGTCCAGGGTTTCCGCTTCTGCGGGGTTGTAGTTCTTGATGTCGTCCATGATGTTCTCCTTTCCAATAGTCCTGTTTATTGCCCTTCTGCTTTGGTATTCTGACTCTGCATAGAAATGATTTGTGCAAGCGCGCCCTTAAATCGCCCGGCGGCCCCGTCCGGCTCTCTGTGTCCATTCAGAACCATGCTCACATACTCAGGAGTTACCCCGAGGTGTTCCGCAAGCTGTTTCTTGGAAACGCGGGCTAGGTGCATTTCACCAATTAGATCCGCCGTCCATTGTGCAGGCATACAAAGTTCACCTCCATCCGTTCGTTTTGTGTTGATATTCTTAAACCGACGTGATATCATTCAAGCATAGAAGTTGTATTTCTTTAACACTCCCGTTTGGCAGAACGAGGGTGCGGCTTGTTTGCGTTTATGACTATCAACACTGCGGCTACAGTATAGCTTATAATCATAAACACGTCAAGCCAATTCGTTGATAATTATAAACATCGTCTTTTGTGACAATTTGGAGGCTTGATTTTTGTGTTTTATGACGTATACTGTGCTCTATGCGAAAAGAATGGCCTTACCCCGAGCGGTGCAGCATCTAAAATTGGGTTTAACCGTGCCAGCGTAACAGTATGGAAGAATACCGGAAAGGCCCCGAAGCAGGAACTTTTGCTAAAAATTGCCGACTTTTTCGGCGTTACTACCGATTGCCTGTTGACTGGAGACGAAAATAAAAAAGCGCCCACCCAAGAGGGTGAGCGCAAAGTCAGCGACGATGATATTAAATTTGCTTTGTGGGGCACAAGGGAGATAGACGATGATGTCCTCGACCGCGTTAGACAGTTCGCAAAATTTGCCCAAGAAAACGAAAAAAATAAATAATGTAGTTGAACTGTATGAGTACGCCGAACAGCAGGGGTATGATGTTTATTGGTACAATTTAGACTGCGATGGGCTTGAAAGTATATCTGTTATGCGAGTATCAGATTGCAAATGCTTTATTGCGATTGACCCCTTTACCCTCTTGTCCGATGCCGACGAGTTAGTAAAAGGGCTCCACGAAATCGGACATTGTGATACAGGGTCGTTCTATAACGAGTATGCCGCCTGCGATATTCGGAAAAAGCATGAGAACCGTGCGGATAAACGAGCCATTGAACTGCGCTTGTCCGCTGATGATCTGGATCAAGCCGTGGCTGATGGACATACAGATCTGTGGGATTTGGCTGAATATTTTGGTGTGACTGAGGACTTCATGCGCAAAGCTGTTTGTTGGTACACGCACGGGAATCTAGCGACAGAATTGTATTTTTAGTAACTTGCCGCGCTGGGGAACGGTAAAACAAAAGCCCGCAGAGCTACGTCCACGGGCCTTTGGTGTTTTCTATATCGTGTAGAATTTCTCCATGCACTTTTATGACTGTGTATTTTTCTGTTCCTTTGATTGGGTTTCCTTGCGGGTCAATATCAACATATATCTCTAGCGTCGCGTGTATATGATCGCCGCGATTTACTGTTCCGTGAGTTTGGAACCACTCCAAGAAATAGTCATCCTCAATAGAAGCATTTATGATCCTTCCGTTATAAGTAAATCCCCATTTGGAGGAGCCCTCCAAATCAGGTTTTCGGATCAAAAGGTCTGTTTCAACCCGGCTCCTCTGGCAGGTTGACGTTTCGGTTATATCAGATGCTTTTGCCATTTCAGATATATCGCAAGACGAGCAGTACACATTTCCAGCTCCATCCGAAACGGTAAATCCACCGTTTGGATTATGTTCTTTTGCATAGTTTGAGATGTTGGTAATCAGCTGGTCTGCCTGAATGTTATACATAACAACTTGACTGGCAGAGGGGACCGTTACTTTCTCCCCGTTCTGCGCTTCAACAGATATTTTCCCGCCCGGAAGATGTTCTAAAGATTTTGGCGCTTTCCCTTTTAAGAGTTTTTTATCTCAATGCCACCCTTAACCGCGCCAATCACAGCGCCAGCGGTTGTCGCGGCAACACCTACCCCAGTAAACAGCGTTTCAGCAGCTTGGCAGACGGCTGAAAATAGGACTTCAAAACTCCCATTTTTGAACGCAGTAACATTCATTTTGAGGTAAGCGTCCGGATTCACTTCTTTTGCTATGATTTTTGTGAATCCAACCATGTCAGAGATCATGTGGGAAAGCAGTGTTGCGTCAATCTCGTTTTCTCCATCAAGGTGAAAGGACATACCAGCCCTGCTTTCGATAAGTTCGTTCTCCATAAGACATTCACCTCAATTAGAATTATATCATCACTTTTTCCAGATAGCAATAGAAGGGAGATACACTATTATGTTGGACGAAAAAGACTTACAGTCCATTCAGACCATGATTGACGCATCCATCCGGGCGTCTGAAAAGCGTATGATTGCCTATTTTGACACGGATGTCATGCCGAAGTTTGACCTGCTGGCGGAGGGCCTGCAAGGCGTGCAGGCAAAGCTCACCCCCATGACCAGAATCGAGGCCATAGAGGACGACGTGGCTCTCTTGAAACAGGTGATCCGCTCCATGAGCAAGGAACTGGCCGAGCTGAAAAAAGCGCAATAAAACACCGCCCCCAGGTAGGGAGCGGTCGAAAGGTAGAACATGGAATGGGAGAAGTAATCCAGTTCCCGAAAAGCATGATAGGAAAACAGGTCGCTCTGTTCACAGAGAATAGAATGTACATCGGCATACTGGGAGAACAGTTTGACCTTGTTACTGATCTTTCGATACGGCTGGAAAATGTTGTAGTTTGCCCGATTGAATCGAGGCCGTCTCCAGAAAGCGCTATTTTTCTTCCGGAAGTTCTTGTTCTGTGGAACAAGGTGGTTGCGATTGCGCCGGCTGACAGCTTTCAGGTAAATACTTCCGAGCGGCAGTCTGCTCCATAAGAATCCCGGTAATCGTATCGGCAAGGGCGCGGCGTTCCTCTGGCGTGTGCCCACGCTTTGTTCCGTCCACCGTGATGACTGGGCTTGGGATGGTAATAGTGATCTTCAAAGAGACCACCTCCTTTAGCAGATTGTATCACATGTTACAATCCAAAGCAAGAAAAACCGCCCCCGGTGCTGGAACACCGGAGACGGCTCACATAGAGGGTGATAAGGTTTGACAGGCCCATATCACCCTCTCATATTATCATACTTGTGGGAGGGATTCA